CGATGGGGCTGACCGTCGTTCCAGTCGCGGCGTAGAAATCCACGCCGATGAACTTGCAGAAGATCATCGCGGTATTCGTGCCATAGATGACGTGCTTAGCCGTGTTGTCTTGAGCAATCACGCAGTTCTCGAAATGGATGTAAGAGGCATAGTGAGCCGCCCCACCGGTCGGCCAGGTGATGGTGTCACAGGTCCCAGCACCCCACAGGCTCATATCACGCACCGTCGCGTCATGGGAGTTGTCGATGAACGTCAACCCAGCAGAACCGGTGAACTTCAGGACGCTCGACCAGCGACTCTGCCCCTGCATCTTCATGAACGACGTCAGGGAAAGGGGCGTGGCCGAGTTGTAGATGTAGATCCCCGGGGGGAAGAGCAACGTCCCGCTGGAGCCGACCGTGTTCGTAGCGTTGGCAAGCGCGGTGAACGCTGCGGAGATCGCGGCGGCATCGTTCGTGACTCCATCGCCAACCGCCCCGTATGCCTTGACATTCTCCTGCATCCGCAAGGTCCGACCATGCATCCGATCGTGGGACTCAGTCGTCGCACCGGCATCGATATGCCCAGCGGAGAGAGGATCGGTAGACGCAGGCTTGTTGGCTGGCATCTAGGGTGTCCCCCACTTGGTCTTCAGGTAAGCCTCGAGTAGCTGCTGGTTCGGAACGCTGAGCGCCGAGTTGTAGATCAGGAGCTCTCCGTAATCCAAGCTCTCGAACTGAGAGACGTTGTCTCGACCAAGGAAGAACGTCGTAGAAAGAGCTCCCGCTCCGATGCCCGCCACCAAAGCTCTGTCGGTCCCATCGATACGGTAGGTCGATGAAGCGTCATTGAATACAACGGAGTTGACATGCCATGCGGTGTTCGCGGCGAAGTTGGTGGTCTTTACCAAGCCTCCCGCATACGCGGTATGGAAACCACCGGTGAAGTCTGGGCCGAAGATCCATCGGCCTGTATTCGCATCGAGGAACCTGCGTGCAACGGTGTTGCTGGTCATCTTCGCTGCGACGATAACCGTCCCGGGCTGGTTCACGGTTATCGATGCACTCGTCAAGAGATCATTCACCCCATCGAAACGAGCCACGCTTTTCGCGTTCTGGATCGCCGCCTTGTACGTCGGTCCGTTCGTCGCTTCGGAAAGATGGATCGTCCCGGCCGTGTGCTTATCAGTAACGCCTTTGATAATGTCTCCGTCAGCTGTGCAAGGGACACTCCGGACGGTGTCCTTCCAGAGCGTCGTGATGTCCGAGAAGTCGTACCAAGCGACAAGGCCCGCGATGGTGTTTGGATCGAACGCCGGCGCGGAACCGAGCCCGATGCCTTGGAGCAGGACGGCCTTCGGGAGGTAGGTCAAGTCGAACCGGGGCATCAGCGCAGCCCGCTTGAGCTTCTTGACCGGGTTGGGGTTGGGGCTGGGCATCCGCCCCCCGTTACTTTCCCTTGAGGGAATCGGTGGTGAGCCCCTTGCTCTTCGGCCGGCTCACTTCATGCTTCTCACCAGGAGCCGCCGTGGCGTGTTCGACCTTCTTGCCCTTGACCTCTTCGGCATAGCCGGCGTCGATCAGTGCCTTGCCGAGAGCGTCGCTGACGTCGGCGACACCCTCATCGGGGAGGCCCTGACTGGCGCAGGCCACCTGATTCAGAACGAGCACCTTCATACCGTTCTCCTTCCCAGGAGGGAGGGGCCGGGGCCCCTCCCTTCGCCTGGGTCTCGTCGGGCTACGAAGCCCCGTTCCGGTAAAACTTCACCGCGCCGTTCGCGCCGTTCACGATCTGCTTGGAGTCCGTCCGCAAGATGCAGCGGAAGGCGATCAGATCGGCGTTGAACCGGAAGTCGTCGGACCGCTCGAAGCGGACACCCGAGACGTCGCGGATGGTGAAGAACTGGCTGAAGTCACCGAACGCGATGGAGTAGGCGTTGATCGCCTGCACCGCCATGTTCGGATCGGTCACGACCGGACGGTTGAACAGCAGGTCCGGCATGCCCGCCTGCATCCCCGGCTGCCACAGGAAGTTACCGAGTCCAGCTCCACCTGTGTCGTCGCGGATCTTGCGGACGTATGCCGCCGTGAGGTCGTTCATCACCCAGTAGGCGTTCCGGCGGTAGCCCGAGATCAACGAGTGGAACAGGTCGATCAGTGAGTTACCGGAGACGGTTAGCCCAGTACCAGCACCACCGGTCACGCCGGCGGTCGGTGCGTTCGCGATGCCCTGCGGCTGAGCAGCACCGGTTCCGGTCACGTAAGCCGCGCCGGTTGCGGTTCCGAGTGCGATCCCCGCTGCACGCCCCAAGTAGCCCGTGATGTCCACGGCCGAGTCAGTCACGAGCTCCTGAGAGATCTCGATGAGCTGCCCGTACTTGTAGGCGTTCAACGTGACCTGACCGAACGCCGGGTCAGACTCCGCCAAGGTGCCACCTTCGAGGACCAGCGCGGCAGCACCGTGCGAGGTCGTCTTCGGCACCAGCAGAGCTTCGCCGGAGGACGTGGTCAGGATCTGCGCGTTCGTCTGCCGGATCGCTCCGAACTCGATGAGGTGCTCGTACAGCGTGGCGAGGAACCCGGTCGGAACCGTGTACCCACCAGCGGTCGTAGCGTTCGGTACACCCTCACCGAGGTCGAACTGCTCATACTTCTTGTGCCGAACAGCGGCCTTCATCTTGGCGTCGAACTTGAACTCGATCGCCTTCGGTGCCCAGACATCCGAGTCCGGCGCGGCGGCCCGCATGAATGCAGCCATCCGTGCGTCGTCGGAGTTGGGGTCGCCTTCGATCGCATCGGGGCGCACGATCTTCTCGAACTGCTCCCGCTGCTTGTCGCTTTCGGCGTTCATCTTCTCGAGGTTGAGGAGCGCGTTGATGCGGTCACTGAGACTGTCGATCTCAGAGTTCATCAACTGCTCTGACAGCTTGTCTTCAGCGGTCCATTCCCGGTTCTTCCGGGACTCAACTTCCGAGACCAAACCATGAAGCGCCTCGACGGCCCTGAGGCGGTCGTCGTGGAGCTTCTCGATCAGTTCGCTCGTCTTAGCCATTCCACTTCCCCTGCCATCCGTGCGGATTCGCGCTCGAGCTCCTCGAATCGCTTCTTCCGCTCATCGTCAGCAGAGGTGATCCGGCCCTCGTCTTCGGGTGCAGCGGCCTCTTCGGTGCTGCGGCCCTCGTCTTCGGGTGAACCGGCCCCTTCCTTGGTGCCCTTGCTGAATACCCCCGCGATCGCTGCCTCGGGGAACTGCGGGAACACGACCGGTCCGAACTCGTGCAGTCGGACCTCTTTGATCGTGCGCTCGTCCATCCCGTCCTCGCCTTCTCCCCACTCTTCGGAGAGAACCTCGAACGTGATGGACATCCCATCCAGCGACCCTTCCTCGAGTCGCGGCTTGATCTCTTCCTGGACGGATCGCGCTTTGGAAAGCTGCGTCTCCGTCCAAAGTCCCTTCGGGCGCATCTCGACCTTGGTCGGCTTGCCGATCGGGAGACCACCGAAGCTGGTGTCATGACCGTGATCGACCAGCACCTTGAAGTCGGTCCCACGCTGGGCAAGCGTCTTGTCGAACGCCTTGGGATCGAGCCGAGCCCGGAACGGTCCTTCCCAGGAGTCGAACTCGGACCAGACGTTCGTCACGGCCGCATAGCCGGCGAGGGTGTTGCCATCGCCGGACACTTCGGCACGCTCGAGCGGGATCTGCCAATGGGTCAGAACGCCCGTCAGCTCGGAACGCTTCGGAGACGTATCGGTAGTCATCGTGGCTATCCTCCGGTTGCGGGCAAGGAAGGGTCTGGTTCGTTGCCGTTCTGGCTAGGAAAAGCTAGCGGTGCTACAGGTTCCTCCCCCACGACGGTCTCGTTGGCGGGGATGAGGAACTTGTCGAGGTCGGTTTCCTTGGGCAGATCCTCGAGGGAGCGGATCTCGTTGCGGGACATCCAACCGTTCTGGATCGACTTGGCGTAGAACTCCGACTGAGCGACAGAGTCTCCGCGCTCCAGTCCCTTGGCCTCGAACTTCATGAACTGGCCGCGGGGCAGGAACTGGTTGAACGAGCTCTCCAATCGCACCAACCACGGCAGCAGCGAGAAGCGCACGAACCCGATGGACTGTTGCTCGATACCGGTTCCCCACGATGTAGTGGTGTCGAGCTCCTGGATGAGGTGGGGGGGGACGTTGAACAGTCGAGCGATCTCGACCACCTGGAACTTCCGAGTCTCGAGGAACTGCGCGTCTTCCATCGAGATAGAGACGTTCTTCCAGGTTGCCCCACCGGTGAGGATCCCGGGCCGGCCGGAGTTCTCGACGCCCTCGTGGGCACCGGCCCAGGCGTCGCGCATCACTTGGATCTCGTCCTTGGTCTTCTTCTCCGACGCCTCGGGGAACTCGATGACTCCCGGCATGGTTCCCTGCCCCTTGCCGAAGAACCGTGAACCGTACTTCTCCGAAGCGAGGCCGAGCCCGATCGCTTGACGAGCCACGTCGATCGGAGAGAGGCCGCGCAATCCCCCATCGTTGAACGCTTTGATGTGCAGGACGTCACCCATCGGGGTCCGCGGGCTGTAGCGGGACAGTTCCGTCCCGCCCTCCCAGACGAAGAACGTCCTACCCTTCTCACGCCGGACATCTACCGAACTCGGGTGAAGGGTGTAGAACTCCGCAGGGAAGCCCAGATTGTCGCGAGAAGTGATGAGAACGAACGCATTCCCGTCGAGATTCAACGAAGAGAGGCATCTTTCAACGAACTCGAACCAGGTCGTCTCGACATTGGGCATATCCAGCCAAGAAGGCGGCCGAGAGACTTCCTTGCGCTCGTCCCCCTGTTTCCTGTAGGCGCGGGCCGGCAGGGATGCGACGGTGTCGGAGATCAGACGAACGCAGGCGTAGACCGCGATCAGCCGAAGAGCTGTCGACTGGTTGACATCCATCCCGGAGTCAACGCCGTAGCCAACCGTATCCCCACGACCCCATAGAGCCGTCTTGTCGATGGCCCACCGCTCGCCGTAATGCTCATTCGATCGGTCTGCAGGTGCGAAGACACGCGAAAGGAAACCCACGACCCAAGGATGCTTTGAGGGTCAAAGAACCACGAACAACGGAGCTGCAGTAGGGCTCTCGGTTGCAACGTGGGAAACCGCAGCTAGGGCGAACAGCCCCGCAACCGGGCGGGTGGAGTTGGGATCGTCCCTGAACCGCCAGCCGCCTTCGGTCTCTTTCGTCCTGCCGGCCATGACATGCGCCCGCAGCTTCGGGTCGCCGTCGTGGTGGAGGTTGCCTTCTTCCAGGAGCTTGTAGAACGTCGCGGAAGCCATCGTCATGCGCTGGTCGGATTGCGGGAACTCCTCCATCCGCAAACCCTCTTGCTCGAGCAGGTCGGCGGATCGCTGGAAGCCCTTAGACGTGTAGACGACGCCCTGCACGTCGTAGTTCTCCCACAACTCCCGAACCCGGTCCTCGACCTGGGAGAAGGTCTGCTCTCCCTCGGGGATCTCCACCTTCGCGTAAACCACTCCATCGCGAACCTGGATCATCGCCACCGCCGGCTCAACGCGCTTGCGCCCGAGATGGACGCCCAGCCACACCTCGGAACCCTCCTCGATGCCGAACACCGCCCGAGCGCCGTCCCACATCATCGGAGAGATGGCCGGTTCCTCCCCCTCGGTCCAGATCCCGCAGGCGAAGCGGAGCCACTGCCCCAGGGTCATCGTCGGGGTGGAACGGTCCTGCTTGAGCGTCGCGGGGGTGATCCAGGGAGCGGGGTTGGCGGTCTTCACCTTCCGCATGTCCTCGACGTTGTCCGAGGACTGCAGTGACCACTCGTGGAGCACGAAAGAGCCGGTTTCGTTCCGAACGACGGTATGGGCACCCTTCCTCGTCCTGCCGGGGAGTTCATAGGCAGCGTCCCGGATATACCCCAAAGGAGAGTCCAGGGTCGCGCCGGCGGTGGAGATCGTGATCATCCGGCCGTTCTGCGGTCCCCTAAGGCCGTCTCGGAACACCGCGTAGAGGTCGGAGTTGGCGTGGCGATGCAGCTCGTCCACCAAAGCCAGGGTAGGACCGATCCCGTCGGCCGTCTTGGCGTCCCCCGCCAGGACGCGGATCCACGCACTCCCGTAGCGGATGTGGCGGTAACCGCCCTTGACATCGAACACGTCCGAAAGACCGGCCTTCTCGATCAGTTTCCCCGCTTGCCAGAAGATCAGGGTGGCCTGGTCCCTGGCGGAGGCCCCGATGAGGCAAACCGCGTCCGGGACCATGAAGATGTGGTACAAGGCCAGCGCCGCCAGGAGGGTGGACTTGCCGTTCTTCTTCGGGATGATGCAGACGGTCTCGATCGCGGTCCCGGCGAAGTAGTCGGAGAGGATCTCCCGCTCGTATCCGTAGAGTTTGAGCCCTAGGAGGTCACAGAACAGCCCGAAACCCTTCAAACCATAGGGAAAGCTGGCGATTTTGGCGAGCAAAGACTGATTTTCCCGGTCCGCGGCAC